CGTGGTGTTGAAACTATTATGACTTTGGTGCTTTGGCCAGAAGAAATAGTAGGATAAACAGAGGCAAAGAAGTCGTCAGCAATGTGATTCGGGATAAAAGCGAACTCGTCGAGAAAGATGACATTATAGGAACCGCCTCGGACAGCAGATGAAGAAGTAGAGTTAGCTGATATTTTGGATCCATTTTCTAATTCCAGAGAACCTTTATTCCATGCAATAATACCCTGTTGCATCCATTTTGGCAAGTTTTCGTATGCCAACTGTAATCTGCCTAATAAATCACGGGCAGTTGATGCTTTGTTTGCAAGTATTGCAATGTTTACATTATCATTAAAAACAGCATAATGTAATAAGTATGATACACAAGTCGTTGACTTTCCAGTCTGACGAGGCATTTTACAGATATTGAATCTACTCTCGTGGAAATTTCTAATTAATTTCTCTTGGAAATCATAGAGACTAAAAGGAACTAGTCCACTATCAAGAGAAACTATCTTAATATATTTTCTTGCAAAATAAACTGGATCTTCCTTACATCGCACAAACTCAAGTATTTGATCTTGAGTAAAGTTGATTGCAGTGTTTGCTTTTTTTAGATTCGGATTTCCAAGGTAAACATTATCAGACATAATTTAATCAGCAGTTCCAGCGTCTTCGTGCTTGTCTTAATCTACTATTCGGATCTTTTGCTGCTTTTGGAAACTTTTTCATTTGCCCTGCACTTCGTGCACAGTAACTTTTTCTTCTATTCGATGCTTTAGATCCTTTCTTTAATTTAGAAGGTTCTGTAGTTACAGCAGTTTTTAATTTTGATCCGGGATTTTTACGACGATATGCTTCGACACCTTTTTGTGTCATTCCAGCACCTGATTTTGTGGGTCTCTTGTGTCCAGACTTGACACTCATACCCTTCATATCGTCTTCAGATAACTTTTTTACTTCGTCCTTACCCTCATAACCTATTTCATCTCTCCAGTTTACCATAGATTCACCGACTTTTTTCTTCACACAGTTTGGATATCTTTTTCCAAACATAGTTTTCATACCCTTCTTCTCATAACCTTTCCAACACTTTTCATCAAGATTCTCTTCCTTTACATCCTTTTTCTTTTTCTTAGCAACCATTAAATCCATTAATCTTTGCTTCTTAGAAATTGCAATTGCTGCCTGTTGTGCAGGATTCATTGCCTCACTTGTTGTTGTAGTATGTTTCTCATCAGGAGTATTTGCTGCAAGATTTTTTGCTTTTTGTTTTTTAGAAATTTTTGGGCCACCTATTGGATCACCATATTCATCTCTTTTCATTTCTCCCAAATCTGTTCTCCAATCAGAAGGATTAAGTGGTTCTGGTTTAATGATATCTACTGCTTCAACTTCAGTAAACTTAATATCATCTTTCTTCCAATCTTGAATTAACAATTCACTCTCAATCACATTATTTTCCTTCATGTGATCTGCTGCTTTATAGAGTGGTTTACCTGTAAGTTTATTTTTCTTACCTGCTTTTAAACCTTGATATGCCGGTGTATTTCCTTTCTTGTCGGCATTAGTTACTTCATATGCCTCTGATTTGTTACCCCAGTTTGCAGCACCAACTTTACGACACTTAACTAATGCACCTGATGCATATGCACTTGGCCATACAGAGTATCTTGACTTAACCTTATGATAACACGCATCCTTTGTACCACTACCTTTACCTTTCTTATCTTTGACTTCACTTATAATATCATAGATTGTATTTGTTTCTGAACGATACTTCTCTCTTTGATTTGGGATGATATACTCAACATCTAATACATCTCCAGCTTCAACATTATTTTCTGCAAACCATCCGCGATTAACTTCGATTGCTAATTCAATCGCACCTTCTGAATATACTGGAACTGGATTATTTGGTTCTAATTCTTTAATACTTTCAATAACACCATCTTCTCTGATAAATGCAATATCAAGAGGAATCTTAGTTTCAGTCATATGAAAAGACTGTTGTGCAATATTATCAAATACAAAAAGCATACCGCCATCTGTATCTAAACTTTCACGGAACATTAATCCTTGTTTGAAATCTAAAGAACTTTGTGGAAGTTCTAATCTCAAAGGTAATGTTGTAAATTCTTCTTTCATTTTTTTCTTTGGATCAGTTGATACCATTGTTGGTGCTGCTGCACCTGTTTTTTGTGGTTGACTGGGATCTGCTGCTCTTTTTCTTCTTGCAGCACTATCTCTTTCTTTATCACTCATAGATCTTCTCTTTGAAGAAGATGTACATTTAGGAGTTGTTTTTTGACCGGGTTGGCGAGCACAAGGCTTACCATCATATTTACCACCAACTTGAACCCAACCTTTTACTTTGCGTCCAGACTTAGTAGTTCCACTTGATTTACCAAACCAAGCACGAAGACCCTCTTCGTTAACTTCTTTACTATCAAGATAATCTGCAGCAGTATCTAAGTAATCAGATGCCTTAGTTATCTTTGATTGAACCCATGCCTTAAAATTGTCTTTCTTGCGTGAATGTTTGACAATCCTCTTAGATGCTCTACCTGCAGTCTTCAATTGATTACGAATCATTTCTGGTTCATGATCACCATGCTTATCTTCATTCATTGCTTTTTCTAAATCATCTGCTTGTTTTGCATGTGTTTTAGAACCACTCTTTAGTTTTTTAACCAAATGTTTTATAAATGGTTTATCTTTTTTATCTAAAGTTTCTTTCATAAGGAAGCCATCATCACGAAGAACTGATCCTTCAGGAATTGGTTTACACTTCTTGTCAGTGTTGCAATAGTAGTATCCTTTTTTACAGGATTTCATTATTCAGTAGTTTCTGAGTCATTATTATTTAGAATACCTTTTTTTAGCAACTTTGATAATTCACTTGTTGATCCTACAAATAAAGCATTATTCGTGACATTATTTTGTGTTTTAGTACCTTCTTCATCCATATCTTTCATCTTTTTCTGTAGATCCATCAACTTATCTGTGCTGTCTGCTACTGATTTAATTAATTGTCCAGCAACTTCATATGCTCTTGGACTTGCACTTTCACCAGCAAGTTCCATAATACCATTAATTGCTTCTTGTCCTTTTTCAATTAAAGAATATAATTGACCTCTTGTATATTTGTAATCCTTCTCAACATCATTCTTTTTTAAAACAACATTTGGTAATTCTTGTTTTATATCTGGTTTAACAATTGATGTTTCTACATTTAAAGATTTTTCAATCTCACCAAAATTAGTGTTCATCATGAGTCTGTCCTTGTAGCAGGATTAAATTGTAAAGAATCTGTATAGATGCTAGAAGTTTCGTTAAATCCAAAACTGTCATCAACATCAATAAGATTATCATCTGCTGTAGTTAATTTATTAACTTTTGTATTTTCAAGATGATCTGCCTTGATTGTACTATTAAATCCTCTCTTCACCGCTAAAGTAGTTGCATCAGGTTTTTCATCAACTTTCATAATTTCACTATCAATTACAATACGATCACCAACAGAGAAATTGGATGAATCATTAACATTAATTCTTATCTGAGATGAGTTGATATTAAATGTAAGTTGTGCTGTATTATCAGCATCATAATCTTTCATTGCTTTTGGAGTTGCAACATAACGAAGTTCTCTTCTTGCATTCTCACGATCAACATTTGTATGATAATCCAATTGAACTTTCTTAATAAGTCCTTCTGGAGTATCAGCAACAGGGCCAAACAGATAAGTCTTTGCAGTAAAATTAAGTGTGTATATTAGTGCTCTTCTTGTTGCAAAATCTCCTTCATAATCATCTTGAAATGATATATTATCTAATACAACACTAATATCTCTTTTCTCCCCAATAACACTTACTAAGTCTACAGTTAAATTAAATGATGGTTGAAAGAATGGTAATATCTGCTCAACAATTTGTAGAGCATCATCGTTTAGTTTAACTAAGATATTTAATTCAAATCCAATATTATATGGAACAGGCATGAATACTTTTCTTAAGTTACTTCCATCAGATGCCTTAAATGTTTGAGTTATACTTGCTTTTCTTGTTGCATCATATGAAATTGTTGTCATCTCAAATGACATTCTTGGAAGTGTAAGTGCAGTTGCACGATTTAAATCTG